ACCTGAAAGCCTATCCATTTTAGCCATCTTATAGTTTTTTCATGGTCAATTGGCACATAATTCTCTACTACATCGTAGCCTATAGCAAGAAAACTAAGTATAAGTTTGCTATGTTTGTAGAATGATTTCCAAATATCATCCACTTCATCAGTACCGAGAAACCAAATCTTTCCAGTATGCATGTACTTATCCATTGAAGTAATGCCACACATAGCTATTGGTTTTTTCTTATGACAGATAGTAAAACCTCTTGCACCTTCTTCTTCAAATGGCACATGAAGAGCAATCATGGGTGTTACCCCAACCAATGCACACTCCCTGATATCAGGTAAGCGCATATTATCGAGAATAATATCAACATCAGATACAACGCATGGTCTGAACTCAAGGTTGCCTCTGGTTATATATGTCAATACTTTATCGGTTTTTTTACTTTTTTTTTGGTCATCTGTTATACATCTTCTTAAATCCTTCATCAACCATTTTGACAAAGGCTGGGTCGCGTTGGTTAGGACTGTAGTATCGAGGGTCTTGCATCATTTCTTTTAGCTTATCATCTGTAAGAACTGCAACTGGTTGACCAGTTCCTGACACTGGGTTTTCTTTGAGAGACTCCATCATAAACTCAACAACTTTAATACCATCTGCTGTAGCACATAAGTCATCAATAGCTGGTCGTAAGTCTTCTGGAAAGTTTGCTTCTACAAAAGAACCGACTGCACTTACACGCTCTTCTGCATGGTCACCAAGTTCTTGCATTTCATACTCAACATCATAGCCATCATTGACAGCTTCATGAAACATCATAATACCTTCTTCAAATTCTTTTTGACTAAAACCATTTTCAAAAGCATGGTCAGCCCACCAGTTGAGAAGTTCGTTATCTTGTGCCGCTTCATCATCAATTACATCAGGTAATATGTAGTCACCAACCTCTGCTGGTCTATCAGCGTATGCTTCAGCTTGTATCTCTTCCATAACAGCATTGCGTATTTCTTCTTCTTTTTGACCAATCTTAGATTCTAAATTAGTGTAACTATTAGCTAAATCTTCAGGAGAGTTAAATTTTTCAGGTAGCCATTCAGGTCTTGCATCAGCATATTCCTGAGGAACTTCTATTGTTTGTTGCTCTTGTGGTTCTGATTGTTCTTCACTCATTTGTTTTCACCTTATGTCCATGTTGAATACGTCTTTCTATTAAGCCAACAATATATCGCTGACCTTCTGCATGTCGGAGTGTATCGTTAGTTACAGCTGAACCATGTACAGCTTCTATTGTTACACTTCTTAAATACTTGAGAACTTCTGCTCCAGCTGGAGATGAAAACAGAGAAACAAAATTTAATGATATATTCTGTTCATCAGATGTTCCTCTTGGGAATCCATCTAAGCTTGAGATATTAGTTGGCTTGTTCATTCATAGTCCCTTCTTGTGGCATCATACCTTGTTGTTGCATCATTGCTTGTTGTTGTTGTAGCTGTTGTGCCATAGCAATAATCTGTTTGCGCTCCTCCAAATCTCTTAAGAGATAATCAGGAACACCAAACTTCTTAGCTAGATATACAGCAGTTTCTTCTGAGTTGATTAAAATATTTACTAACTCAGGTCCAAAACGCACACCAACCATTTCTAAAAATCTATTGATTGATGTAATATCTTGGTTTGATTGCGCTTGCGATAGTGGTGAAACAGAACGAACTTTGATTTGTCTGCCATTGATTGTTGGTATTTTTATACGTCCTTGCTTCTTCAATATGTACACCACACGCTGAAGAACTGGCTGTACCAACTCAGCTTGCAGTCGACCAAATGCAGAACCAATACGTCTTGATAAATCTGCCATACGCTCTGCAATCTCTGTAGCACTTGCTGGTGTTCTATCTGGATTGCCAAGCATATCATTATACAATGCTCTCTTTATATTCAGTCGCATGTCTGAGAGTATAATGTTTGCTACATCAAATGAACCAGCCGCCTTAACTGGTTGCAGTCCAGCAGAGTTCGGTGCTTTTGGTATAACTGTTCCAGGCACTAGATTAATTGTATCAGGATTGATAACACCATCATCATCCATCTGGTACACACCAGATATAGCCATCTGAGCATTTTCTAATATAAGTTCTATTGTTAAGTTGGTAGTCTTGATTGCACTCAATGCATTGATAAGTGGACCTCGACCATAGACCGCGCCGGGGTCTTTGCTCCAGCGAAAACAAATAAAAGGATTACTTCCAGTACCTTTGTACTCTTCATACTTCAGAAGACACTTTGTATTTATATCAAAGATAATACAATAATATGCATCTTCGTTTGGCTTGGTATAGTTACGACAGATAATCTCAAGAACCTTTGTCCTAGCATCTGGAGTAGCTGTCATTTGACTTTGAAGTCGTGGATTTATTTTTGCTTTAGGATATAGTATCTTCAAGTCAGAATACCGAACATCCCTCTCTCGATAAACATGGTCAATCCTATCGTCAGGACCAACATCCAAAACAACATGAGGCAGAGGCAGAGCTGTAAAATTAACAGGATTAATAGCATCGCCCTCCTCGACATGAAGAACACCAGTACCAAGTGCCAAGTCCATAAATGATTCATGTACTTCCTGACCAAAGTTTGAGTTCTGAATAACCTCAAAGACATATTCAGTTACCTCTTCGAGTTCGTTATTTACGCCATCGCGTTGTTCTTTAGGCACCTCACTACCAGCAGTAAAGTCAGCCCAACGAGCAAAGTTAGGAACAAGACCAGCTTGTAGTCGCGACGCAAACTCCTGTACTCCAACAACAGCAGTCTCATCAAAGATTTTATCATCTCTTCTTTCACCTATTGATTGTGTAGCGAAAGTTTGACGCATAGGTAATGCATACTCATAACACTCATCGAATAAACTTTCCCAGCGTTGTCGTACTGACTTTGCACTTTCATACTTTTTTAAGAATGAATTTATAAGCTCTTCATCGCCATGCATTAGCCGTACATTCCTCCACCACTAAGAGGACTTCTGAATCCTATTCCACCACGATTAGAAGTGTACAAAGCTCTTCTACCTCGCGTTCCTCTCATAACAGTTTGACCTTTTTTCTTGCCAGTTTCATAAGTTAAAGAAGTTTTTATTGGCTGTTCTTGAGCTATCGTATCTTCAAGCTCATCTTGTCTACGCTCGATAGTTTTCTTTTTTTCTTCAGCTTCTTTTGATTTTTGTTCTTCACTCACAACTGGGCTTGTTTTCTCAGGTTCTCGACCACCACCACCACCAAAACACATATCCAATCTCCTTATAGTCTATTCCAGAATGAACCACTTTTTCTAACATTAGCCGTTCTTTTAAAAATATCAAAGCCTTTTCTCGCATTGAACGCTTTGACTGGCTTTTGACCAGCTATCAAACTACGACCCTCACCAGCACCAAGCATCATATATTGCAAGGCATCATGGATGTGAGAGTACATATTTTTCTCAGGTTTATCATCATATCGTTCTCCTGATACTTGCATACGTCTATAACAGTAGCCTCCTTGAAAACCTTTGACTAATGTCTGACACCTTCTGTCTATCAAAAAAGATGGCAGTCCTTCAGACATCTTAGTTAGTTGAGAAGCAACAGCTTCAAGTCGTAGGTCTACACTATTACTAGGAGCTGGCACAGCTTTCAATCCAGCTCCTCGAAGTATTTGAAAAGGAGTTGATTCATCTGTTTGCGCTCGGAAGTCACCAGCTGGGTCGCCATATATATAGACATCAAGACCACTAAATCGTGTAGCTATTTCTTGTCGCAGTAACTCAGCAAATCGTACAACACCCATATCAATGGCAACTATCTCAGCTTGCACCAGCCATCGACCTCGAACCTTTTGACCAAATACAGCAGAAGGAGTAAGTCCAAAGTCAATACCAACATATAAAGGTATTCCAGCGGCAACTGGTATTTCTTCAGTAGCAAGATGTGTTTCAGTAACAAAGTCAGGATAGACTGGCTTACCCTCCTGAATCAATCCTAGTCTGTTCATTACATAAACATCTATCCAGCTTTTGGTCTTACCTCTTATGAGATTAGGATAATATGTTGCAAGAATATTTTTTTTGTTTTCTGCGTCTTTATTCAGAGAATAAGAAGTTACTTCTTTTTTATCATTGAATATTTCTGTCATTGCTGGTGGCTG